AAATTGCTGGTCCAGTTAGCGGAGCAGAACCCGGTGTGCCTGGCGGCGCGGCAGGCCCTGTCGGCGGTGCTCCCGCGGCATAAAAGATAAATAAGTTCATGAAACTAACTGAGATGTATGATGCCCCTGTCGCCGGGATGCAAGATATTGATTCGGACAACAGCAAACCAGTGTACCGATCTAGCCGCAAAACTAAACTAACATTAAAACAAATCAGAAAGCTTCGTAGGATGATGGATGTTAGAAGATATGAGAAAAAGTTATATCTAACAAAAGTTCGCAAACAATATAGACCTAAAACAGAAGCTGGTCCTACAATTTAATATACAAAAGTATTATAATTTGTAAAAATCAAAAAAACTAGCACTTATTGCGATGTTTTCCTGACTATGGTGTAAATAAAGATACAACAAAGCCATTTCTATCAGGAGAAACAATAATGTCTTTAGATAAATTTAAGCAATTACATAACTTGGTCATTAATGAAGACCATTCAGCAGCAAGTGAACTTTTTCACGAAATCGTGCTTGAAAAGTCACGTAGCATCTTTGAATCATTGATGCACGATGAAGATGATATGGATGAAGGCATGGGCGGCCAAGTAGGCGACATGCTTGATGAAATTGAAGTCGAAGAATCAGGTATGATGGAAGACGATGAAGCTGACATTGATTTTGATGACAGTGATGATATGCTTGATTCCGACGATGACGGCGACTTCGGTGACGAAGAAGCAGAACATGAAGAAATTGAAGACGCTGTAATCCGTATCGAAGATAAGCTAGATCAGCTTATGGCCGAATTTGAAGAATTGATGGGCCAGGACGAAGAAGATGATGGCGATGAAGAAGATTATGACGACAGCGAGGATGCATTCGGTGGCGAAGAAGATGATTCGGAAGACTTCGGCGATGAAGAAGATGACGAAGAAGCCGAAGACATGATGGAAGCTGTACAACTACAAAAGATCGGCAATCCAGTTCACGGCGATAACGGTTCACAACCAAAGAGTACTGTAGCATTCAATTCTGGTCAGGAAGGAATGAAGAGTAAGCCAGTCAAATTTAGCGGAGACACTGAAACTGTCCCAACTGGCCCAAAATCACCTAGTAACTCATACACCAAGGGCGAAACATCTGTGAAGGGTGCCGGTTCATTCAAGAACTCACCAGGTCACAAGGGTCTTGATCTAGACAGTGCTCCAAAGGCAAAACACGGTGATGACGGTTCAAACAAGCGTAGTCCGGTGGCAGAATCACGCCGTCGCACTGCTCGTAGACCAATTCGCTAATAAGGACATCTGGGAAAAATGGCTTTGTATCTCAGAGAAAATCTGACTTTTGATAAAGCAGGGATGATCGTCGAGTCCGTAACAGAAGGCAACGACGATCAAAAATCCCTCTATATGAAAGGGATTTTCATTCAGGGCGGGGTGAAAAACGCAAATGAGCGTATTTACCCCGTCACTGAAATTGAAAAAGCTGTGGTAACTCTCAACGAACAAATTACTGAAGGGTATAGTGTTTTAGGAGAAGTAGACCATCCAGATGATCTTAAAATCAATTTAGACCGCGTATCACATATGATTACTCGTATGTGGATGGATGGTACAAATGGTTTTGGAAAATTAAAAATTCTCCCTACTCCAATGGGTCAACTAGTAAAGACTATGTTGGAGTCGGGCGTCAAGCTAGGTGTATCTAGTCGTGGATCAGGTAATGTAAACGATCTAGATGGCCGTGTCAGTGATTTTGAAATCATCACTGTAGATATTGTTGCACAACCAAGTGCCCCTAATGCATACCCCAAAGCAATTTATGAAAGCCTCATGAACATGAAGCATGGTCATAAAGTTATGGAAATTGCAAAAGATGTGCAGTTGAGTGGCAACAAACAAGTGCAAAAAGCTCTAGGTGGGGAAGTAATGCGACTCATCAATGAGCTAAAACTACGATAAGGGGAAACAAGCATGTTGGATGCTATCAAACCATTGCTTGAAAGTGGCCTAATTAGTGAAGATATCGGGTCTCAGTTAAATGAGGCTTGGGAAGTTAAATTAAAGGAAGCCAAAGAACAAGCTACTGCGGAACTTCGTGAAGAATTTGCGCAGCGTTACGAGCATGATCGTAATGTTATGGTAGAAGCCCTTGATAAAATGATGACTGAAGCTCTTAATGAAGAAATTGCAGAATTTGTTCAAGAGCGTAAGGCAGCAAACCAAGACCGAGTACGCCATGAAATGCAATTGCGTGAAAATGCAACCAAGTTTAACGATTTCATGGTAACTAAATTAGCAGAAGAAATTCGTGAACTTCGTACTGACCGTAAGGCACAGATGGAGAACATGCAGAAGCTTGAACAATTCATTGTTCATGCTCTTGCAGAAGAAATTCGTGAATTTGCAATTGACCGTCAGGCAGTTGTTGAAGCTAAGGTCAAGTTGGTTGCCGAAGGCCGTAAGCAACTTGAAGCACTCAAAGCAAGATTTATTGCAGAAAGTGCCAAGAAGATTAATGCAGCAGTCACAACACACCTCAAGAGTGAACTATCACAACTTAAGGAAGACATCAAGCTCGCTAGAGAAAATAATTTTGGACGTAAGATTTTTGAAAGTTTTGCAAGTGAATTCAGTGTAACTTATCTAAATGATAAGGCTGAAACTCGCAGAGTAATGAAGACTCTTGCTGAAAAAGAACATAAACTTGCAGAAGCTACACAAAAGTTGCAGCAGGCAGCTAAGCTAGTAGAAAGCAAGGACCGTGAAGTTCGTATCATCAAAGAATCAGCAAATCGTGAGAAGACAATGAGTAAATTACTTGCTCCTCTCAACGAAGAAAAGAAAAACGTGATGAGAACTTTACTTGAAAGCGTACAAACAGCAAAGCTAGAAAACGCTTTTGATAAGTATCTACCAGCCGTTCTCAACAATGGTTCAGCACCATCAGCTAAGAAGACGACCTTAACTGAAAGTGTAATTGTTGCAGAAGTAACTGGGGATAAAACTGCCAAAAAAGTTACCGAAGTCGATCCAAACCAAAATGACAACGTGATTGACATTAAGCGTTTGGCAGGGCTTTAATTAAGACATAGTTTAGGAGAAATATAAATGTCAAACGTACTCTTAGAAAGCCGTTGGGGTGAAACTAAAGAAGCCCTGTTAGAAGGCTTAAAAGGAAATCGTCGCAGTTCAATGGGCGTTATCCTTGAAAATACAAAGAAGGCTCTACTTTCAGAAAGTAGCGCCGGCACTACAACTGCTGGTAATATCGCAACACTAAATCGCGTTATTCTTCCAGTAATTCGTCGTGTTATGCCAACAGTTATTGCAAATGAACTTGTTGGTGTTCAGCCAATGACTGGCCCAGTTGGCCAGATTCACACTCTTCGTGTCCGTTATGCTAACAGCTTGACTGACAACTCAGCAGCCGCAACTAGCGTAACTGCTGGTGAAGAAGCTCTAAGCCCATTCAAGATTGCGCAGGCTTATTCTCGTGCTAATAGTGCAGATACTTCAACTAACTATTACACTGCGAATGACACTGCTGCTCTTGAAGGCAACGGTGGTAAGCAGATTTCTGTACAAATCCTCCGTCAGGCTGTTGAAGCTAAGTCACGTAAGCTACAAGCTCGTTGGACTTTTGAAGCTGCTCAGGACGCACAGAGTCAGCATGGTATTGACGTAGAAGCAGAAATTATGGCTGCTCTTGCTCAAGAAATCACTGCTGAAATTGATCAGGAAATTCTCTTGTCACTTCACACTCTTGCTTCAACTGAGTATACTTACAACCAGGCAACTGTATCAGGTACTGCTACTTATGTTGGTGACGAACATGCTGCTCTAGCTGTTCTTATCAACCGTGTTGCAAACTTGATTGCACAACGCACTCGTCGCGGTGCTGGTAACTGGTGCGTAGTAAGCCCAGCTTCATTGACTGTTCTACAGTCAGCAACAACTTCAGCTTTTGCTCGCACAACTGAAGGCACATTTGAAGCTCCAACTAACACTAAGTTTGTTGGTACTCTAAACGGCGCAATGCGTGTATTCGTAAACAGCTATAGCCCAGACACTCAGCCAGTATTGGTTGGTTATAAGGGTTCATCGGAAACTGACGCAGCAGCATTCTACTGCCCATACATTCCGTTGATGAGTTCTGGTGTTGTCCTCGATCCGACTACATTCGAACCGGTCGTATCATTCATGACTCGTTACGGCTACATTGAACTAACTAACACTGCGTCATCATTCGGTAACGCAGCAGACTACGTTGGTGAAATTTCCGTACAAAATCTTACTTTTCAATGAAAAATCAATAACTTACGAAGTGAAGTTAACAAAAAGGAAAAGGGGCTTTCGGGCCCCTTTTCTATTGCTATTTGTCTATTCTAGAGCTAAAATAACAGAAAAATGAACTTTTGGACTAAATAACTACATGTTTAAAGATAACAAATACACAAAAACTTATAATAGACTTATTGCAAATGCAGTAACACGGCAATGGAAGAAACAACGAGGCCGAGAGAGGCATCATATCATTCCTCAATCATTGGGAGGCCCTAATACCAAAGAAAACTTAGTATATCTTTCGTGCAGAGAACACGCTATCTGTCATTGGCTGCTGGTTAAGATGACAGAAGGTGAAGCATATAATAAGATGGTGTATGCATTCAATGGTATGAATGCTACCAATGACCTGCAGGATCGTTATTATTCTCCTATTATATCACGAGCATATGAAAGAAATAGAATTGAACAAGCCCGAATACATTCTATAACAATGAAAGGGAAACTTGCATGGAATAAAGGTGTTCCACAGTCAGAAGAACACAAAGAAAAGAATAGACAAGCAGCGTTAAAGCGCGGCCCAAAGAGTCTAGAATCTATTGAGAAGTGGAAAGAATCAAGAGCAGGCTACAAGCATAGTGAAGAAACTAAGCTGAAACAAAGCTTAGCACTAACGGGTAAACCAAAAGGTCCGATGAGCAAAGAAGAAAAACTAAAACGCTCAATCACTATGAAGGGTAAAGCTAAACCTGAAGGATTCGGTGATAAAGTAGCAGAGAGAATGAAGCAATCATTTACTGAAAACAATCCTAATAAACGAGAAGACCTAAAGAAGATTTGCCCACACTGCGGAACTAAGTCTGGTCCTAGTGGATATTCTCGTTGGCACGGTGACAACTGCAAGAAGCAAGGTATTTGATATGAACGAAGAACCGATCAATGAATATAAAGAACCGCAGATGATGACTAGAGAGTTCCTAGAAGATGTTCTTCGCCGCAGTCAAGAAAACATCTTTGCCTTAAAGAAATTAAGGGCAAAAATAAATTATGACATTGAGCATGGATTTATTGATGAAGATCAATGAAATTCTAGATCAGAACAGACAATGGGCAATATTGATTGACATTAAACTATCGTTTGAACAAGAATACACGGAACTAGTCAACATTATTGAGGTCATAGTGCGCGTAAAACACAGATCAAAGTACCCTGCGCTTATTGATGCTATCAATAGATTTCGATCTAACGCAACAGAAATGTTCAATGCTAAATTACCTATTTCAAATGATCCTGATTTAGTGAGTCTCAAAGAAAATGTTAATAAAATGCTAAATCATCTAAAACAACTTGAAAGCCAACTAAAATAATAAATATAATTTTAACAGGTACAGACATGAAAAAACTATTACTCGCTATATTACTAATGATTCCATCTACTGCATTTGCAAGTCAGTGTGATCAATTTTTTCCTAACAAGAAAGAAATTGTAGTACCGGGAACAACTGTTCTTTGCAACACTTTCTATGCTACTGTATACAATACATCAAAAGAAGAAGCTATTTTTTCTACCGAAGAGTTTTTACCACACTCAGCAAAAGTGGAAAGAACCAATGATTTTCATGCCGACATCCGTCTTGGAAAAACCTCACCAACACCCTCGGACTATGATAACACTGGCTATGACCGCGGTCATCTTACCCCAGCCGCGGATGCAGCGAATGACACTCAAATGTCTGATACGTTTTTAATGACTAATATGACTCCACAAGAGCCAACTGTTAATCGTGTGTCGTGGCGTATGCTAGAAGCTAATGTTCGCAATATGCCTGCTACTTACATTGTAACAGGTGCGATTTATAATGGGTTGACTAAGACAATTGGCAAGCATAGTATTCCAGTACCAAGTAGTTATTACAAGGTTGTATATCTTAAAAATGGTACAATCAAAGCTTATACCGCTGTGAATACTACTAATGCGCCGGTAATTGAGACTACGGTTGATGTAGTTGAAAAGATTAGTGGTATTAAGTTTCATTAAGCGATTCTAGTATCACCATCTACGATTACGTTTAGAATTGACTTCTTACCAGTGCGTTCCAGTGTTGGAATTTATAAGCGATAGCACGGTGATATCTGTAAACAACTATAAATACAATCATGCGTATCAACGAACTATTAGAATCTGTACAACCAAAAACAGCATATCACTTCTCACCTGCGGAGAACGTTGATGATATTCTTGAATATGGGTTAGACCCTCGTATAGGACTTGATACTGCTTACACTGATAAGAGAGTGTATCTATTCTTGTCTAAGCAAGAATTAGATGATGCACTCGGTTCTTGGATTTACGACAGATTCGGTGAAAAACAACTTGCATTGTTCTCAGTCAACATTGAGGATATTCCATTGCAGAAAGATGCCGGAGAATACTACACTACCTCAGCTATCGCACCTGATAGAATCAAACTAATCACTGACAATCTTTAAGCAATTCTAGTATCACCGTCAACTGTAGCATTCAATATTGACTTTTTGCCGGTGCGCAGCTTCTTATTATAAAGTCTAGCACAATTGGCGCAAAGTGTCAATAGATTATTTTTCTTTTTGTTTTTCTTATTACCATCTTTATACACAAGATCAAGTTGAATCCTGTCTTCTGGTATGAAGCCACACTCTTCACACTCATTTCCCTTATTCTGTAAATGTTTGAATCTACCCGAGTACATTGTCTTTGCACAGTCGTCACAGTATTTGTGCCATAACTGAAAGTTATGTTTACTTTTGCCATTTGGTTTAGCGAGAGCAAACTTGCAGTGGCTGCATATAGGTCTTGGAGGCTGAACACGTAGCGCACCCGACTCATCCCTGGGTCTCATCTCAATTTTCTTTCTTTTCTGTTCTTCTTTAGCTCTTTTCTTTACAGCAACGCGCTGCTCTTTAGCAAGTTGAGTTGCGCGTAGTTTTTCTGTGCGGGCAATGTCAGACAGCATTTTTCTTTCATTTTTTTTAGCAAGAAAGATTAAATCTTCTTCATTTGGATTACCTGAAGCTATCCTTTCTTCTCTTTCTTTTTTCTTCAATGCATTATTTGCAGTAACCAGTTGTTGAGCAGGTGAACCTTTAGCCCTTCCCGGGCCCCTGTGTCCCCCGGGCGCAATATTCCATCCGATGTTACTGTGCTTCCTTAGTTCGGATTCTTTAACATAACAATCATTTTCGTTCCCGTAGTATATTAGATCAACTGTGAAAGATTGCTCTCCGTATTTGTGATAAGCATATGTTAAATGTGGATTTGCATGAATATTTTTGGCGCACTCTTTTATGTGGTCTTTAAATCGTTTTGTGATATCAGTAGACACGCCAACATAACCCTGAGTAGCAATGTCAGTGTGTTCTAATAGATGAATCCAATAAAGGCAAGCATTTTTCATGTTTTTATTTATCAAAAGCGAACCAAAATACTTTTTTGATACATATTTGAGTTGTTCCTGCCATTTAATTTAAACAACAAAAATATAAATACTCTATAGTATAGAATAACAGGAACAGCGTAATGGCAGCAGATTACTTTAATTCGTTAGGTGGATTTTCATCAGGGATTCCGCCAGTACCAGTTGTTGATTCAAGCGGGAACGTAATTTCAAACTTTAACAATTTTTCTGGTAATGTTTCCGCTAATAAGGTATATGCCAATTCATTCTACTATGCAAACGGTCACCCGCTTTCGTTCACTGCTGCTGGTTCCAATACTCAAGTTCAATTTAACAACAACGGTGCGTTTGCTGCTGACTCTAACTTCACCTTCAACAGAGATAGTGCAGTTTTAACGATTTCAAATGTCAATGTTACTACTCGTGCCATCCTAGGTGACATTTCAAATGTTATGATAACTGGGGGAAACAACGGTTATTTCCTTCAAACAGACGGAACTGGAAACTTAACGTGGGCACCTGCAGGGAACGCTAGCGGCAGTAACGGTAATCCTGGCGGAGCTAATTCACAAGTTCAGTTTAACAATGATGGGAACTTTGGAGGAGCCCCGGGTTTTACGTACAATGTCATTACGTCAACGATGAACTCTCCCACTATTACTAGTAATTCTATTACTGCTAATACTATAGCATCTAATCACTTCATAGGTAACGGTAGCCAGTTAACTGGTTTATTGATCAACTCTGCAAACTATGTCAGTAATCCAGTACAAGCAAATATAACTACTCTAGGTAACCTAACTGCATTGACTGTTGTTGGTGATACTAATCTGGGATCAGTATCCAATGTCAGTATCACTGGTGGTTTCCCAGGCTACGTACTATCTACAGACGGAGCTGGAAATTTATCATGGGAAAATCTAGGTGGAAGTGGCGGCAGTCCTGGTGGAACAAATACAACTATTCAGTTCAATGACGGCGGAAACTTTAATGGTTCTACTGCATTCACATTCAATAAAACGTCAAATGCAGTACAGCTTTCCGGTAACTTAACAGTTAAAACCTTCACATCTAATAATCATACTGCATACGGTAATATAAACGCAACTGGTAACATTAATACTAGCAATTACTATTTAGGTGATGGTAGATATTTAACTAATGTACAAGTTAACATTGCGAATTATGTTACTGCATCAGCACAACCTAACATCACGAGCGTAGGTTCATTAGATACTTTAACTGTACTTGGAAACATTTTGTCAGGTCAATATGTAAGTGCAGTAGGATTTCAAACCTCTGGTAGTGCTAATGTTGGTCTGCTTACAGTAGCAGGGTCTGCTAACGTTAACGGAACATTTACGGCTGCCGGAAATGCAAATTTCACTGGTGCTTCTGTGACCTTTTCTAGTGTATCTAACGTTCATATTCCAGGTGGGTTAAACGGTTATGTTCTTACTACAAATGGTATAGGAAATTTAAGTTGGCAACCACAGAATGGTAATAGCGGCGGAACAGGCCCCGCCGGAACTGATACCCAAGTGCAGTTTAATAACTCTGGCGCATTTGGTGCAAGTCAATATTTCACTTTTAATAACAATACAAACACTGTTCAAGTTGGTGGAACGATGATTGCAAATGTTATGCAAGTTGGTTCAGGTGCGTATATTTTTGGAACATCAAAAGTAAATTTTGCAAATAGCTCGTCAACTACCACTAAAATCATATACTCTATCCCGGTATCACTGTGTTCCGGTGTTGATTTTGAGATTATCGCTACTGATTCAGTGGGGCAGCGTAGACAGTTTGTTAAAATATCTTCACTATATTATGCGGGAGTTGTTCAATACACTGAGTACGCAGGACTAAACATAAATGGAGGGATCGGTGATTTCGTAGCAGTATATAATCCAGGAGATGTCATTAATCCGCCATCGTTAGACCTACAAGTTACTCCCGTAACAGCCGATCCAGTAGTTTATAAGATGCTAATTACGATATTGGCCCCATAAGATAAACAGATAAATATAGATAGAAAACACAGGACAATAGTATGGCACTTAACTCACTAAATTCAGTCGCTGGATTCTCAACGGGAGCCAATGCGAATGTCGTTATTGATGCTAATGCAAACATTACTGCAAATGCATTGTCTGTTACCGGAATATCAAACTTAAATGATGTAGCTAACGTTATTATTAACGGAGGTTTTCAGGGGCAAGTACTAACAACTAATGGTGCCGGCGGATTAAGCTGGGCAGCAGTTCCCTCAGGTAATAGTATTGCAAACGGCTCATCAAATGTAACAATTCCAGTTGCATCTGGAAACATTGTAATGTATGTCAACGGCGGCGCCATTGCAAATGTCACTTCAACTGGTGTCAATGTATTTGGTACACTAAATGCTACTGGCAACGCTAATGTCGGTAACTTAGGTACTGCACAAGTTCTTGCTACTGCGAATATTACTGCTCCTCAATTAATTTCTAATGTCTCAACCGGAACTGCTCCACTTGTAGTATCATCTACCACTTTAGTTTCAAATCTTAATGCTGACTTGCTTGATGGTCTTAACTCGGCTACTGCAAACACTGCAAGTACTATTGCTGCTCGTGATTCAAGTGGTAACCTATCTGCTAACTTCTTTATTGGTAACGGTTCTCAGCTAACTGGATTGAACACTGCTACTATTTCAAATGGCAACAGTAATGTTAACATCCCTGCTGCAAATGGCAATATTAACTTAGCTGCCGTTGGTAATACTACAATGGTTATTACAGGTACCGGTGCAAACATCACCGGTACATTAAACGCTAGTGGTAATGCTAATGTTGGTAACATCGGAACAGCACAAGTTCTTGCTACTGCGAATATTACTGCTCCTCAGTTGATCAGTAACGTTTCTACTGGCACCGCTCCACTAGTAGTGTCTTCAACTACTCTCGTAGCAAATTTAAACGCCAATGTACTACAAGGTAATGCCCCGGCAACAGCAAATACGGCAAGCACGATTGCTTTACGTGATGTAAATGGTAATATATCAGCTAACTTCTTTATCGGTAATGGCAGTCAGCTAACTGGTATCACATCTTCACAGATTGGAAACCTTTCAGTTATTTCAAACGGTAACTCAAACGTAAGTATACCTGCTGCAAACGGAAATGTTAATATCTCAGCAGTAGGTAACACCACCCTCGTTGTTACGGGCACTGGTGCAAATATCACAGGCACTGCAAACATTTCAGGTAATGCTAACGTCGGTAATGTAGGCGCAGCACAAGTTCTTGCTACGGCAAATATCACTACTCCTCAGTTGATTAGTAACGTAGCAGCAGGTACTGCACCTCTTGTCGTAACATCAAATACATTGGTAACAAATCTTAATGCTGACTTACTAGATGGATATCAACCTGCTACAACATCTACAGCAAACACTATTGCTTTGCGTGACACAAACGGAAACATTACTGCTAACTTCTTTATCGGTAATGGTAGTCAATTAACTGGTATTACTGCTTCTCAGATTACAGGTGTGTCAAGCATCAGCAATGGCACATCAAATGTCAACATTCCTGGAACTGGCGGCAACGTTAATACAAGTGTAGGAGGAAACGCTAACGTATTTGTAGTCACTGGCACTGGAGCTAACGTTAACGGTACATTCACTGCCCCTAATATTACAATTTATAACTCGTCATCTAATCCATATAGTACTACATTGCGATCTGGAAGTGCCGCATCTTCAAATCTGACACTTACGTTCCCGGATGCTTTGACTTATGCAACAGGAGCATTTGTGTCAGGCACTGATGGTAATATCTTTACTCTTCCGGTATCCAGTACTGGGTCAGGTAATATACCGTTTGATCTTTACCCATCTTTATATACACCTATTCTTTATCCTAATCAACTTACAGTTAATGCATTTGAGTTTGGTACAGGTAGTTTACCTAATGCAACGACATACTATTTCAAAGTGGTAGGGTATGATCAAAACGGTAATCCAACTGCACCGTCATCTGAAGTAGCAGTAACTACGACTACACCTAGTTCGGCAATTTTTGTTGATTTCTCTAGTAACACCTATGTCACAGGGCTAAATCCAGCAGGAGTAGCATATACTAAATATCGTGTATGGTGGGGTACTGCACCAAATGGACAAAATAGATACTTTGAAACTATTCTCAGTACATACACATTAACAAATGCAAGTGCAGGATCTGCTGGAACAATTTCGCTTATAAATCGTTATCCATCTGTTTACCTAAGCACTATATCTCCTACTCTAGGAAATTCAACTGCTCCTGCCTGGGGAGCCAACGGAGTCGGTGTAGTTGTCCTACCGACAACTATTACGGATAATACGACTCCGGCATCTACTACGGTACCTAACGCATACATGAACTTGTTTGATACGTCTACGTATAAAGCAACCAACACTGCGGTTACAGTAACCAATCTTGTCGGTACATACTTTAATGATCCGGCTGCTGGTACAAACGTCACTGCAACAAATAGATATGCACTTGGCGCAAATACTCTGCTTGTCACAGGTTCGGCCAACGTAGGTAATCTAGGTGCTGCAACCGCTGTTATTACAACCGGTAACATTACCACGATCAATAGTGGTTTAATGCAAAATGGTAATAGCAATGTTAATATTACTGCAAACGGCAACGTAACAATTAACGCAGTAGGCGGCGCCAGAATCACTGCTACTTCTGCTGGCGCTAACGTCACTGGTACATTGGGTGTATCAGGTAACGCAAACGTTGGTAACTTAGGTGCTGCTCAGGTACTTGCTACTGCAAACGTAACTGCTCCTCAGTTGATCAGTAACGTTGCACAAGGTACTGCTCCTTTCTTAGTCAACTCAAATACGGTTGTTGCTAATTTGAATGCTAATTTGTTGAATGGTGCAACAAGTGCATCAGCGAATACCGCAAGCACCATTGCACTGAGAGATACAAGCGGCAACATATCAGCAAACTTCTTTATTGGTAACGGCTCTCAGCTTACCGGTATCACTGCTTCTCAGATCACTGGTGTTTCAAGTATCGCAAACGGTACAACAAGTGTATCTATTCCAACAGCCGGCGGCAACGTTGTTGCTAACATCGGCGGCACCGCTAACGTACTTATTCTCACTACAACTGGCGCAAATGTTACTGGTACTTTACGAACAGGCGGATTAAACTTAAGTGCAGCTTCATGGACAACAAACGGTGTTGGCCTGATCCAGTCTGCTGCGACTTTCACCGACAATACCACCGCCGCGTCGGGCACGGTAGCCGCTGCCTACATGAACTACTTTGCGCCGCAGACCTACGCCGCAAGTAATACGGGTGTTACCGTCACCAGTCTGTACGGTACCTATTTCTCGACACCTGTTGCCGGTACGAATGTCACTGCAACTGCCCGATATGGCGTAGGCGCAGACAGCATCGTAGCGATCACCACGCTGGCGACAGGCGGAGCCGGGAGCCTTTCAGTGGGTGCCGGTGGCGTCACGATTGCAGGCGGAGGATTTACCTACTCCGGCGCTGCTACCAACTTTGCCGTATCTGCGCAAACCAGCGGATTGATTACCCTCGGGGGGACTTCGGGCATCGGCATTATAACCCTCGGCCAGTCCACTGTTTCGCAGACGACGAATATTCAAGCAGGTGCAACAGCTTCTGGCTCTACCAAGACTATTAACATCGGTACCGGCGGCGTATCTGGTTCTACTACTACTATCGCTATCGGCTCTGCAAACGGCACTTCTATTACAGTCAATGGCAACGCGACATTCACTGGTAATATAATAGGTACGCTAGCTAACGGCAACTCGACTGTCAGTATTCCTGCTGCTAACGGCAACGTCAATATTACCGCAGTAGGTAACACCACCCTCGTTGTTACGGGCACTGGTGCAAACATCACTGGTACAGTAAACGCTACTGGTAATGCGAATCTCGGCAACTTAGGCACTGCTCAAGTTCTAGCAAGTGCAAACATCACAGCCCCTCAGATTATCTCAAATGTTGCTACTGGTACTGCTCCTCTAGTTGTGACCTCAAACACCTTAGTAACAAATCTTAATGCCGACTTACTAGACGGCTTCAATACAGCAACCGCAGCCACTGCTAATACAGTTGCAGTGCGTGATACAAACGGCAACATTACTGCAAACTTCTTTATCGGTAATGGTAGTCAATTAACTGGTATTACTGCTTCTCAGATTACAGGTGTGACTAGCATTAGCAATGGCAATAGTAATGTAAGTATTCCTTCTGCTAACGGAAATATTAATATCAGTGCGACAGGTAATACTACATTAGTTGTAACAGATACAGGTGTCAATGTCGCGGGCACATTGAACGCTACTGGTAACGCAAACATAGGGAATTTGGCGGTCACTGGTACTACAACTACACGCTTAGACCCACGTACAAGTTCCCAAGCAAACGTTAGTACTTCCATAACTCCTAACGTAGCTTTGTTTGATATGTATATCGTCACTGCTCAAAATGGAGGAAATATAATATTAAACACTCCAACCGGCGCCCCGGTTCAAGGAAGTAGATTAATGTTTAGATTTAAAGACAATGGTACTATTGCCAATATTAGCCCTAACGCTACTAGCTACAGAAACATAGGTGTTACTGTACCGTCTACTACCACTGCTAATAAAATAACTTATATAGGTTGTATATATAATTCTAATGATACTGTTTGGGATATTATCTCAGTAACAACGCAGACTTAAAAGGGGATACAATGATTAGCATTCGGTTTAGTTTTGATACGCCATATGGCTTGTTTGCAGATGCATTAATTTTAGAAGATGATCACGGTCTCACTGATCAAGAAATTGATATTATGAAGCAGGAAAGATTAACTAATTACTTAAATATTGTTGAGGCCCCGGCTAATGGCTAATCGTTATTGGGTCGGAACAGGCACTTGGAACACATCAAGCACCACCAATTGGTCAGCCTCTTCTGGTGGTGCTGGTGGTGCATCAGTTCCTGGTGTTGCCGACACGGCTTATTTCGACGCCAATTCGGGTGCCTGCACGCTTGGTTCTGATGTCACTGTTGGCGCAGTTGACCAGACAGGCTACACGAATGCTTTGACTGGCACCGGCTACACGATAAAGTTGGCTCTGTATGGATCAGTTTGGATTGGCGCGACAACGTGCACAAATGTCAACGTTTCCTGCGATATGTACACAGCACAATCTGGCCGTGCAATAACTGCTGGTAATGTGAGTGAGTCAAATTCCGTAAACTTCAAAGTTAGCGCAGGCACCAACACCATCGCCGTCACCGGCAGCGTCCGCGATCTCGATTTCACAGGTTTTAGCGGGACATTCCAGAACACTGCACGAACAATTTTCGGTATCCTGACGATCTCCAGCGGGATGACAGTGAGTGGCGGTGCAAATGTCACGCTATTTGCAGCCACTTCCGGCCCGAAAACAATAACGACAAACGGGAAAAATCTGGACTTTCCCATCACATTCTCTGGTGTCGGAGGGGCATGGCAACTTCAAGATGCACTCACCTTAGGAAGTACAAGAACAGTTATACTAACTGCGGGTAGTTTATTACTAAACAATAAGACATTAACTACAGGTCTTTTCAGTTCGAGTAATATTAATACAAGAGTTATTAACTTTGGAAGCACTGGTAATATTGTATTGAATGGTGCTGGTGGTACTTTATGGACTACAAATACAGCAAGTGGTCTTACTACTAGTGGAACTCCTGTAGTAAATGTAAGTTATTCTGGTGCTACTGCTACAAGTATACTTACGGGTGTTTTATCAGAAGCCAACTCAATATCTTTTAATTTTAAAATGGGAACATATGCACTTACATTTTTAGGTACATTGAATCATTCAGTAAAAAATGTAGACTTTACGGGGTTTTCAGGTTCATGGGCTGGACCAGGTAGTACCGGTACTGTAATTTATGGTAATTTTATTCTAAGTTCGACTATGACAGGTCTGAACTCTGCTAATAGCATTACATTTGGTGGTACTACAGTCTCAAATCGTAATATTGATTTCAGCACTTTTACTGCAATGACAGTCCCTTTCGTTTTTAACTCTTCGGGTGGAACTTTTGTATTCCAAAGAGATACAACACTTACAAATTATACTTGGACTTTAGGAAATTTTAATCTAAATGGATTTGCAATTTCTACTGCTACCCTTGTGTCATCTGGAACAGGAACGGTGACAGCAAATTCAGGTAGATTTAATGTCACAGGTTCAAGTACTACTGTAGTAAATTTGGGATCTGGTATTAAAACTACTGACTTCGCTCCAATTTATCTTACTGGAACTCCAACTACTGGAACTAGAACTATATCTGCATTAGGTTCAGTCAACAGTGGTAGTACCTTTTCTTTATATTTTTCTGGAGCTGCTACAGATACAGTTACTTTCACCCCTTTTGGTGCTAGTATTGGACATCTTGATACTACTGGCTTTAATGGTTCTCTTTCATTAAATCCTGGGTTTAGCCTTTATGGTAATTTATTTTTCAATTCTAGTACTACTATAAGTGCATTAGGTACAGTCACACTTTCAGGGAATTTACAGCAATATACAATCGCTGGCACTTCTGGTATTACTTTATATTCTTTAGTTTTAGCCTCAGGTACTTATAAATTAAATTCTAATTTAACTTTAACTTCATCTCTTAATTCTGGTGCCGGAACTGGTGGTACTCTTAATTTAAATGGATTTGTTCTTACGTCATTATACTATTATTCTAGTGGTTCGACTACATCTGCTATTACACTTGCAGGTGGTTCATTGGTTATTAACGGAAATGATTCAGGTGCTACGACATTAGGTTTAGCAGGTGTCTGGGATATTACCAATGGAAATGCATTAACATTTACTGATACTGGAATAGTTTCGTTTACATCTACAGGTACTAAAACTATCACTGATGGAAATAACTTTCTATCTACTGCTCTATTTCCAACTTTAAATCAAGGCGGAACTGGTACTTTAAATATTCGTTGTGTGTGCAGGTGTAAAGATGTAACATCAACATCCTCTTCTGCTACGACTATTTCAATTCTACCTGCCGCTACTGTAACAACACTTAGCTTCTCATTATCTGGAACTGTGTCAGCACAAGTTACATTAAATTCAATAACTTCAGGTACTAAAGCTACAATTTCAAAATCCAACGAAACAGTATCAGTCAGCAACTTAACTATTAGTGATATTACGGCAACCGGTGGAGCCAGGTGGCAATCATACGTTCAAAATGGTAATACAAATGGTGGAAATAATACCGGTTGGGATTTTGGAAGCGCACTGTTTTTCCAATTCTTTTGCTAAACCACGCGCATAAACTATATGAAAAGGAATGATATGGCAACTTTAGAAAATGTTACACTCACTAATGGAGTAACTTTAGCTCCACCGTTCACTGGACTTACTAATACTTATACTACACCGGGTTCCGGAACAGATACCATTCCTACTGGTGCATCTCAGGTTGTAATAGAAGTGTGGGGCGGTGGCGGAAGTGGCGGCGGCATTAACTATACGAGTGGCAGCGCCGGCGCAAACGGGCAATGCAAATTCACATACACATAATAAAAATTGATAAGTAAAATTGTGAATACATTTTTACAAGATTATTCTACTCGCCTTCGTGAGTGGCATCAGCTAAAGCAACGTCTACAAGACACTGACATAGAAACAATTTGTGTATCAGTAGATAACTTTTGGCAACAAGCTCCATTATCTAATCATTATCTGCACCCAGCAGATGTAGTAGATTGGCCAACTCCGTGGGAGCTTATAGCAGACAATACTTATTGCTTATATGCCCGTGCATTAGGAATGGTATATACTCTTATGTTATTGGGTATAAAAGATATTGACTTAGTTGAGTGTTTAGACGATAATAGCAACGAGGTAGTGTTAGTCCTGGTAGATAACGCAAAGTATGTGCTTAATTATTGGCCCAATATGGTATTAAATAGTGATCTGACAAAATTCACTGATATCAAATATCTAGGTATCACTACACTTAAAAAGAAAATAGGCGACGAATGATTAATGTAAGAAAACGATCAGGCAATATAGAACCGTTGGCCCTGGAAAAGTGGCAACACCAAATCAGTAAGGTTTGCAACGGCACTGCCGATGTAAGCCAATCAATGATAGAAATCAAAGCACATCCCCACTTCTATGATGGTATCACTACTAGAGAGATTGATGAAATCACTCTTAGAGCTATTGTTGACTTAATTGATGTCGAGAGTAATCCTGATGTTGGTCATGTTAATTATCAGTATGTCGCCGGAAGACAACGATTGTCCATGCTACGGAAAGATGTCTATGGTAACTTTACTCCACCATCATTGTATGAAATTGTAAAGAAGAATGTATCAGTGGGCCTTTACACTTCTGACCTTCTTGAATGGTATTCCATAGACGATTGGAATAAGATGGATGACCTCATCGACCATGAGAAAGATGAGGAGTACTCATACGCAGCAATTGAACAGATGATTGAAAAATATCTTGTTCGCAATAGAGCTACTAAGGAAATCTATGAAACTCCCCAAGTACGTTATATGGTTGCCGCTGCAACTGTCTTTCATATGGAAGAAGCTAATAAGCGCCTTAAGTTCGTCAAAGAATACTATACCGCTGCAAGTGATGGTCTTTTTACTTTGGCTACCCCTGTTCTCGCTGGTCTGGGCACACCTACTAAGCAATTTAGTAGCTGTGTGCTTATTCGTAGTGACGACGATCTTGATAGTATTTTCGCATCGGGAGAAATGATGGCCAAGTATGCTAGCAAACGTGCTGGCATTGGTCTAGAAATCGGAAGACTTCGCCCCCTCGGTTCGCCTATTCGCGGTGGTGAAATCATGCATACTGGTATGATTCCATTCTTAAAGAAGTGGTTCGGTGACTTGCGTTCTTGCTCACAGGGCGGAATTCGCAATGCATCGGCCACTGTCTTCTATCCTATCTGGCATCATCAATTTGACGATTTGATTGTGCTTAAGAACAATCAGGGCACCGAAGAAACTCGTGTTCGTCATATGGACTATGGTGTCGTATTGAGTGCATTCTTCTGGAAGCGTTTCAAGAACAAAGAAAATATCACCTTCTTTGATCCAAACGAAGTTCCTGAGTTGTATGAATCATTCTACAAGGATAGTAAGAAGTTCGAAGAACTTTATGTGAAGTATGAAAAGCGTAAGGATTTGCGCAAAAAGACAATGAGTGCCGAGGAAGTCTTCAAGGGAGGCATTCTAAAGGAACGTACTGACACAGGTCGTATCTATCTAGTGTTCATTGATAATGTTATGAACCAGGGTCCGTTTGATCCTGAATATCATACGATCTATCAGTCAAACCTTTGTGTCGAGATCCTTCTTCCCACAAAGCCCTTCAAGCGTCTTGATGACCCAACCGGTAGAATCGCCCTTTGTACTCTTGGTTCTATGAATTGGGGTGCATTTAGAAATCCAGAAGATATGCGTAGAGCATGCCGCATTCTGTTGCGTAGCTTGAATAATATTCTTGACTATCAGGACTTCTTGTCAATTCAGAGTAAGCTATCAAATGAAGAAATTCGTCCAATTGGTATAGGCGTTACTAATCTTGCATACTGGCACGCCAAGCGCGGCTTCAAGTATGGTGAACAAGATGCATTGCAAGAAGTCAAGAGTTGGGCTGAACATCAGACCTATTACTTGATGGAAGCTAATGTTGAACTTGCTAAGGAACGTGGCAAGTGTGTAGACAGTGACAAGACTCGCTATGGTCATGGTGTCTTCCCCTGGGAACTCAGAGCAAATGGAGTTAACAAACTAGCAGACTTTACTCCTGAACTTGATTGGGAAACACTACGCAAGGACATGGTTGACTATGGTGTTCGCAACGCAACAGTTGGCGCCATCGCCCCGGTCGAATCAAGCAGTGTTGTCATCAACTCAACAAACGGCATCGCAATGCCAATGAGTCTAATAAGTGTCAAAGAAAGCAAGGCTGGGTCGTTCATTCAGGTTGTTCCCGAATACCAGAAACTAAAGAACAAGTATCAGCTTATGTGGGACCAGACTGATTGTATCGGGTACATTAAAACATCGGCGGTTCTTGCTGCTTATATGGATCAAAGTATATCTATGGATACTTTTTACAATCCAGCACATTTCCCTGATCGTAAAGTCCCTACTACACTTATTGCTAAGAACTTGATGCTTGCACACTACTATGGTTGTAAGACCGTGTACTATAGCTTGATCAATAAGAAAGGTTCAAAAGAAGTTGAAGATGAGGCGCCGCTGGAAGAAATTGACTTCTTCGAAGATGAAGATTCCTGCGAGAGTTGCG